TATCTCTATTTACTTCTAAAAGATAATCATAAAAGTCTTTATCATCCGATATTTCAAAGTTTTCAATTCTTTTATTCTCATTTAAATTCATTGATGTTCTAACTACGATATTAAAATTTTCATTTCTAATTAATACAAATTTCGCATGAGTTGAGGTAGTTGAAACAATATCGCCAAATTTTTCAACCATCATTTTATAATATTTAGGCTGTCTAGTTTCAAAACTTCTATCTACGATTAAATGCAAATTATTTATCTTTTTGTTTGCCAAAAAAATCTCTAAATATTTCAATTCAACATTTGCAGCAGTCCAAGTTGAAATAATAACATCAGCAGTTCCAATTTCATCCAATATATGTTCAATTACATTTATTATAGAAAAATCACCTTTTGTTAGTCCGAATATTTCGCAATTAGGCTGAATATTACCAATCATTGATGCCGCACTTTGTCCGTATAATCCATGTCTTATATCTCTTTTTGTTGCTCTATTTGTTCTATTTATCATTTTTATTCCTTTATGAATAGTGAATTATTTTTTTTATCTTGTAATTGCTCCAAAAGCAAACCTTTTTTTATTAATGCTATCTCTCTAGGTGCTCTTTTTTTCCAATCGTAATATGTGGAATTGGATTTGTCAAGCTCTTTTTTTACATTTGTGTCTGTAATTTTAGTCATTATTATAAGTCACCCATTTTATATGATTCAATTAATTCATATTTAGTATAAAGTTTACCATTAACTCTGTAAGCATCATTACCATTTAATCTAATATTTTCTTTTTCAAAAGTCCCACCGTCTGCTAATACACTTTTTTTAATTTCTCTAAGTCCGATTTCTTTTTTTGTATCTTCGTAGCATCCAGCTTCATATTCTCTAATTAATTGATAATCAGCTCCAAAAGATTCTTCTAGCATTTCATCATTATCTTCTAAGTCGAATTCTCTTAAAATATTAAGAACTCTTTCGTTGCTATCGTCAATACTCATTACAGTTCCAACTCTTTCATTATCTTCTTTGATTTTAGTTAAAATCTCTTCTAGTAATCTTGTTTTCATCTTCTATCCTTTAATCTTTATATACCGTAATTATAACATACTTTAAGACAAAAGTCAAGCTTTTTATCCGAAATGACAAACAAAATACAATAATTTTATTTTATTGTATAATCTTAGAATAAAAAAGATTCTAGGATTTAAAATCAATGAAAATAAATGAAATAGGTAAGGATTGGATTATTTCCGAAATGGAAAGTATAGTAGAGGAAGTTAAATATATAAGACCATCTGATTATAATGAGGAAAAGAGATATTTGCCAAGTTCGGTTACTTCTATCCCTGGTTATCTTAGATATGCGGTCAACCCATTTATGAGAGAAATAGTAGATTGTTTTGATATTCATAATCCAGTTAGACAAATAAACCTAATGAAAGGGGTACAGGTTACTTATTCTACTGTTTTAGAATCAGGGGTTATGTACTATGCTGATCATATAGGAACACTCCCTATGATGTATATAACGGCTGATAAAGAACTTGCAGAAACAAGAATAGAAAATAACTTTTTACCGATGTTCCAACAATCAGGATTAGGACATATAATTAGAAGTTCAGATATTGGAAATAGTAGAAAAACTGGTAATACTAAAAAACAATTGCAATTTGAAAAAGGCGCATATCTTCAACCATTCGGAGCGCAAAACGCAGGAAAAATGAGAGCTGCATCAATTGCAATTATGCTAAAAGATGAAATAGACGGTTGGCCTGATACAGTTGGAAAAGATGGTGATCCAGATGGATTAACGGATGCTAGAACAAATGGTTTTCCAGATCAAAAAAAGATTTTTAGGGGTTCAACTCCATTAATTAAAGCAACTTCAAAAATTTATAAGAATTATTTAAAAGGCGATCAACGTAAATATATGGTCCTATGTAAACATTGTAAACAAGAACAGACTATAAGATGGGAAGTAATCAATAAAGAAACTGGATTAATAGGTGGTTTTAAATGGGATTTTGATGAAGATGGTATTTTAATTACTGAAACAGTTAGATATGATTGCCCTTTTTGTGGTGGTTCACATTTTGAAGCTGATAAGGAAAATTTATTTAGTGAAGAAACTGGCGCATATTGGAATCCAACAGCTAAACCAATTGAAAAGAATATAAGATCATATCATCTACCAGCTTTTTATAGTCCTATTGGTATGTTAGAGTGGAAAGATATAGTATTACAGTATATAGATTGTTATGATCCAGTTGAAAGAAAAATTAAAGATATGGGTAAATATCAAATTTTTTATAATAATATTTTAGCAGAACCATTCGAAATAAAAGCATCAAAGATAAGATTTAGTACAGTTTCCGCACATAGGAGAGCAGAATATAGAATGGGTCAAATACCAAATAAATATGCTATTCAATATTCTAATTCTAAAATTTTATTTTTAACTTGTCAGGTTGATGTGCATAAAAGAAATTTAGCTGTTTCAGTGATGGGATGGTGTAAAGATTTTATTCCTTATATTATAGATTATCAAAGATTTGAAGTTGCAGAAAATGAGCCTGAGTGCACAGAGCTTTATAGCCCAGTTTGGAGAAGATTAAGAGAATTAATAGAAGAAAAAGTCTATGAGGGTGATGATGGTACTAAATATAGAGTAGTTATGACTTTTATAGATTCAGGTTATGCAAATGATACAGTGACTAAATTTTGTGCAGATTATGAATCGAATGTATATCCAATTTTAGGAAGAGATAGAGCAGGAAAAAATCAAACCATTAAGGAATTTGGAGAGTTTACTACTCAAAATGGAATTATAGGATATAAAATTACAGTAGACCATTACAAAGATAGAATAGCTCCTGTTCTTCGTAGAGAATGGAGTGAAGGAGATGGAATACAAAAAACATATCATCTTAATGCACCTATTGATATTCCAGATAAAGCACTTAAAGAGCTAACAGTTGAAACAAGAAAGCAAAAGACTGATGATAATGGAAATATATCTTACGTATGGCATAGACCAAGTGGAGTAGACAATGAGCTTTGGGATTTACTTATATATGGTCATGCAGCGGTTGAATTAATAGCTGTTAAGATATGTATAGACCATTTCGAAATGAAAAGTATTGACTGGGTTAAATTTTGGGAGTATTTAGAAGATAAAAGAGTATTTTTTGAGTAAAAGAGTAAAATTAATTACTCTTTAAATATTAATATTTTATTGGGTGCATTAACTGAACTATAAACCATAAATTCTAAACATTTAGAATGAATACTAGTTAAAATTAAATCTGATATTTCACATCTTTCATTTCGATTATTTGAAAAACAAATACTATTAAAATCTTCTTTTATAAAAGAAGCATCAAAAATATGATATTCGCATTGCAATTTAACTTCATTATACCATTCTCTTTTGCCAGGATTGGTATAAATATTATTACCTATTGTAATTTTTATTTCATCACTTAAATATATTCCATTTATAACAGTATTTACAGTAGTTGAAAACATTATTTATCCTTTACTTTATTTTTTTTATTTTTATCACTCTTATCTTTTTGTTTACATTTATTAGAACAAAACTTAGCTTTTTTAGTTCCTTGAAATGTAATACTACATACTTCAAATTCTATCTACTTTTTTATATGGTTGTCTTTTGTATGACATTTTTTCCCTTTCAGTATAGTTATCTATACTATTTTAATAATTCTGGATTTTGTAAATACTTATCGTTAACATATAAATCGCCACTTTCGTCAATTAATAAAATCTCTAAATAATCATTGTTTAGAGAATCTATGCAATCTTGACAAATATCACAGTATGATCCATTCATGCTATGACTAAAGTGCATCTTTAAAAATTTTTCAACATCATTATCAATGTGAAATACATCACAATCATTTTCAGTCTGATGACAATCATCTCCATCACATAAACTTAAACTACTCATTCTATTTTCCTTTCAATATATATACACTATTTAAAATCTTTTATTAAAATTTAACTCTCTTATTATCTTTCAAATAGTAAGAATAAAAAGTAACTCTATATTTATCCTTTTTCTTTCCAGTTATTCTAAATGCTTTATTACTAATTCTATGTGCTAATTTACCCATTTTAAACCTCAATAAAATTAAAAACAGCATATCCACATAATATTCCAAAAACATCTTGTGCCATCATATCTTTAGCGTCAATATTTAAATCTACCCATTCATCAATAGCTTTTATTTTTTCTTCTTTTTGATTTTTTTCTTTTAAGCAATTAACTACATCCATAAAAGTATCATTCTCTTTAATATTGATATTTTGCAAATCTCCCATATGTTTTAAAAACTGACCTTTATAGCAACCATCAGCATTCGAAGTAATAAATTCTAATTCCATTTTAAATCCTTAATTTTAAATTACCCTAATCATACACTATTTTAAAATAAGTGTCAATAGTAAAATAATACAATTTAATAAAAATATTAAAAATATGTTACAATACAATAAAAAAGGTTTAGGAATGAGTCCAGAACTATTACAAACACTAATAACAGCAAATGAAACTCAAATAGTAGCTATAAATTCAGCATTAACAGCACTATCAACAGGAGTGCAAGAATATCAACTAGATACAGGTCAAAATAAAACAAGAGTTACTAGGTTCGATATAGATAAATTAAATACTACAATTCAATCACTAATCAATCAAAATTGTCTTTATAATAATAGACTAAATGGAACTGGAACGGTTATAGGTCGTCCAGCATGGTAGGAATCAAAGATTTTAATAAAAAATACAATGTATTCAGCAATGAATATTGGAAAGAATCAACCGAACCGATACAATCAGAAAATTTTCAATCTAGTTATGTAAATCAACCAAATTATAGTTCATGGAATGGTGATAAATTTGCAGGTGGATTCGGAATAACAAAAGATTATTCAATTGTGGATTACTGGACCTTACGAAAAAGAAGTAAACAGCTATTCACTGAGAACCTATACGCAAGAGGTTTAATTAGAAGATTGATAACTAATGAGATAAACAAAGGTTTAGCCCTAGAAGCTACTCCAGATGCGATGATATTAGGTATTTCCGATGAAGATGCAGATAAATTCGCTGAAACAATAGAAAGAAGATTTGCAATATGGGGTAAAACTCAAAACCTATGCGATTATAAAAAAACTATGACGTTTGGAGCAATTCAAAGACAGGCTAGATTAATGGCTATTGTTTCAGGTGATGTTTTAGTAATTTTAAGAACAAATAAAAACGGAACTCCAAATGTAGAACTTATTGATGCAGAAAATGTACAAACACCAACAAATAAAGACTTTTTAAGAGAAGTAAAAAGTAGAGGTAATAAAATCCAGGATGGTGTAGAAATAGCTAAATCAGGGCAACATATAGCATATTTTGTAATAGAAGAATCAGGCAAGTTTATTAGAATCCCAGTTAGTGCGACGAAAACCGGAAGAAAACAAGCCTTTTTATATTATGGGACTGAAAAAATGATTAATGATGTAAGAGGACAATCACTATTGGCGCTTACAATTCAATCATTCAAAGAAGTTGATAGATATAGAGATGCAGAACAAAGAGCAGCCGTAGTAAATGCAATGATTGCTACATGGATAGAAAAAGGTGAGGATAAAATGTCATCACTCCCTTTAAGTAGCGGAGCAGTTAGAAAAGATAAAATAAGTGCTGATGGAAATACTGGATCAAATAGAGATGTTCAAACATCTTCATATATGCCTGGTATGGTATTTCAAGAGTTGCAACATGGCGAAAAAGTTCACTCATATGATACAAAAAGACCTAATGTAAATTTTGCAGTATTTGAAGAAGCTATTATTAATGCGATTGCATGGGCTAATGAAATTCCACCTGAAATAATGACATTAGGATTTAGTTCAAATTATTCAGCGAGTCAAGCTGCTATTTCTGAATTTAAAATGTACTTAGATAAAGTAAGAGATGACTTAGGAGATAATTTATTAGCACCAGTTTATCAAGATTTCTTTTTATCGGAGGTATTAAACGATAATATTAAAGCAACTGGATTTTTAGAAGCATATCGTATTGGTAAATGGGATATAGTGGGAGGATGGTTATTGTCATGCTGGGCTGGTGCAATTAAACCAACAATTAACATGTTAAATACATTAAAAGCATATCAAGGGTATGTAGGTGAGGGATGGATAACAAGAGATAGAGCAGCAAGAGATATTACGGGTATGAAATTTAGTAAAGTGGTTCAGCAATTAGAAAGAGAAAACAGAGAATTAGTAGCAGCTTTACAACCTTTAATAGACGGCGGTTTAATAAAAGATGAAAATCCAGAATTAATGAATAATCTAATGAATGATGTAACTAAATAAAAATAGGAGTAATAAAAATGGATAAAGAATTAAAAAAAGAATTAGAAAGAAATCAGCATAAATTCGCTTCAAATATTATTTTAGCAACAAGTGCAATAAATAGTGAAAATAAAACGATTGAGGTTATATTATCTGATGAAACACCAGTATATAGATATAATTGGGAGACAGGAGAGTTTAATTTAATATTAGTTCACGATATAAATTCAGTTGATTTAACAAGAGCCGATATTATGCCTTTACTGGTACAGCATAATGATAGTATGTTACCAATTGGAATTTGGGAAAATTTAAGAATTGAAGATAGAAAATTAAAAGGAACTGCAAAATTCGATGCAAAAGATGAATTGGCAATGACTATTTTTGGAAAATTTGAAAGAGGAATTATGAAATCCTTTTCTATCGGTGTAGATAGTTGGGTACTAGAGTTGTATAAATCAGGAAATAATAACGAATTACCACTTTACAGAGCCAATACATGGTCAATAAGAGAATGTAGTGTTGTAACAATTCCAGCTAATGCTAATGCAAAAGTTGGGTTTTCATTACAAAAAAAAGAAAATGAAGAATTAACAAATCAAAATAACAATAATTCATGTTATAATGATGATGAAATAAAAAATATCACAAAGGAGAATCATAATATGACTTTTGAAGAATTTAAAGCAAAACATCCTGAATTGTTTGCACAAGTTTTCGAAGCTGGTAAAAATGCAGAGAAGGATAGGGTTTTAGCTCATGTTGAAATGGCAAAATCTACTGGCGCATCTGAATATGCTATGGAATGTATTGAAAAAGGTGATGGTTTAACAGCATTAGCACAAGCTAAATATATGTCACATAGTTTAAATAATCAA